AGCGTATTACGCAACACAAAGCGAATCAAAATCGTGCGCTTGGCGCGGACAAATATATGGACGAACTTGAAGTCTGTACGAAATGTTTTTACGTTGGTGACAAATGTAAGTGCTTGAGAGTGCAATCCAGGGATATTGAAGAACCTGGAGAAAGAGCTTATTTCGCATCAATTTGCACCATTTTCGCTTCTTTTTTCTGTTTTGGTTGGTTGAGCGCTTATGTAGCGAAGCACAGTAGATCGAATTATACCAGACTTCTCTGTTGTGATTATGCTCTGCGTACTTTTAGCTTTTTTGGTCGCTATAGCTGGTTCCGGCAATTTGCTGGAATTTGTTTGGTGCCTTATATGCATGGGCGAATTCAGCTTTCCTTGTTAGGTAAGTGGTGTGAATCACGTGACAGGAAGAAGATTATGATCATTGTTGCATTATTGGGTACGATCTCCGTGGCTTATGCCTCCTATTCCTTTTTCAAGGGGAAAGATCAAAAAGCTTCGCCAGACTTAAAGGTACAGAGTGATTTGAGAAGTGAAGTTGACAATAGGTTTGAAAAAGAAAGTAGTAGTAATGTGTGGTACAACCCCACAGTGGTACTGACTTCTTTTGACACGCCAGTATCTTCACGTAGCCTGGCCGGTAAAAGCATTGACGATCTTGAGAGCGTGTTTCAACGCAATTGTGTTCATCTATCTGTGCGGTTTCGACCGCGTGGGGAAGTGAAATACATTCGGAGAACAATCAGTGGTGTGTTTGTGAAAGAGCAATATTTGCTTACACAAAACCATGCTTTTCCAATTGACATTGAAGGCAACTATTACGAAGTGACGATTGTGAATGGTCCATTTAGTGGGGGTATTACTCCTTCGGTCCAATTTAAGTTGTTCCAATCCGACATTGTGCGTAGCGAAAAGGAAGAATTGGCGATGGTCACTGTACGTTCCGTTGCTCCCTACAAAGACATTTTGAAGTATTGGGGCGAGGAATCAATTGGTGACATTTCGAAGGGCTTCTATATTCGGAGAAATGCGCATGGAATGATCGAACGTGGCGTTGTGCGTAAAGCTATGCTAAATCGCAAATGCTACATCGAACAATTGGACATCACCGATGATCTGTATCTAGCTCAGCTTGATGAGGAGACCGCTGAAGGACATTGTGGTTCTTTGCTTGTTAACGCTACACCACGTGGCCCCATAATTAGTGCTTTTCACTTGTTGGGCAGAGGTACCACTGCCGGTTATCTGGTTGTTCGATTGTCCAGTATCGACTCTCTCATAAAGAGATCGGTCGTAATGCTGGGTGACATGAAGGTGTGCGGGGGTGGTGAACCTATGTTGAACACAGACAAGAGTAATTTTGTTCTTGGTGACCTACATCCTAAATCAGTACTTCGGTATTGTGAATCGGGCACTGCTCAGATTTATGGCGGTTTAAAGGGATTTCGGCCCTCTCCAAAATCTAAGGTGCGCCGAACACCTCTGTGTGCCAGTGTTTGTGATCATTTCAAA